CTCTAATATCCCACAAGTCTCTCGTGCTCATACTTTGCCACATAGTAATAAAGCCAGACATCGCAACTGCTTCTTCATTTTCCTTTACACAAGAGCAAACAACTGTTGGACATCTACATTGACTACAAAAACCACATTCATCTAGTTCATTTTGCATAATCATTTGCGATTTCTGTCGTTTTCTATGCTGTTCGATATCTTTCGCTACGAAAGCACACAAAGCATGAAAATCATGATCCTTATCATCATGAGGATTCCACTCACGACGTGGAATCACGTCCCACTCAATTACACCTCCAGAAATACATTTGAATCGTTTCAATACCAATTCATAAACATCAAATCTTAGATTGTCTTGCTTGATAAGACCTCCAAAATCATTACGAAATCCATCGCGAATAGCTACCTCTACATGCAAAGCAAAACGCCGTAAAATGCTTTCTGCACATGCAGAACATTCTAAAGCTCTTAAACAGTCAACATTTGTTGTTGCAAGCAATGCATCATTTCCAGGGTAATACTTTCCTTTATCCTCAGCTGAAGCTTTTTCAAGAGGTCGAGGTACAGTATTAACATAGTTTAACATCCTATCGTAATTAGGTTTACTATTCTTATTATTAGCCACATCATCAGCCACAATAATACGGTGTGATGGTAAAATGGTAGATTCATAACGTTCATCAATATTAGTGAAGACTACACTACCACCTTCATTCGGATCTCTTCCATATGCATTCAAAATGGTTTTAGATAATAATTTAATCATAGTTGATTTACCACAACTAGAAGGTCCAAACATCTTAATCGCATAAGCCTCTTCTTTAACAGGAGCATCAGCTTTGCGTGCCCACAAATTCGATTGCATCTCTGTAAGCTTTCTAATAAAATTAGAAATAGCCATACGTTGCTGCACACTTGTTGCTCGCACAATTAGCGATTTTGCTGTTTTAACAGCTTTGGTTAGTCTCTCCTCATATTTTTCGGGGGTGGTATTATAAATAGTCTTTAACTCAGTTTCCTGATTCCCAAGAACAAAATTATATGCCTGTTCCAATTCCCGAACTTCCAATTCAAAAACCTTAGATTCATCCTTGCCTAACATCAAATTGCTCCAATCACCGGTGCAAATTTGCTTCCAATTACCTGCAACAAATCGATAAGCTTCGAAAGCTAATTCGATAACATCTGTTACATCTGGTAGAGCTTTACGAAATGTGTTGAATCGAGCACTTACTTCAGAAAAGTTAAGGTTTTCAATAGCAACTAGATCTTTCGCTGCTGCATACAATGACATAATTTTGCTGAAAAATTCTGAGACTTTGTCCCAAACTGCATCATTAAAAAATGAATCTGTCATTTGGAAAAAAGATAAAATATAATCCTTATAAGAAAAGTCTTTCTCTCCTTCTCCCTGAGGTAACACCACTCCAAAAGCTTGTTTGAACCAATTAAAGGCCAAATCAGCATAATCTCCCTTAAAATTCCTTAAAAAGAAACTAGAGAAATTAATCAAAACTCCATCCCACGTAGGGTTCTTATACACGTTATATAGTGTCGTAAAGAGATCCAAAAATAAGGACATTAGATTCTCATCAATAGAGTCACGCATAGTTTGTGCACTCTTAATAATGGTATGCAAAGAATCCAATAGAGGAACACCATATTCATGTATTACCTCGGGTTCTCTACCACCCATAGCCACCGCTATCTTCTTATATCTCTTTTTAGCCTTCTTAATACTCTCAAGTTTTTCTAATTTCTTGGGTAACAAATGAGTTTTCTTGGCTGCACGGAGATATTCTATCTCTTTCACAAGAGCATCATATTCACTATTAAGTGAAATACGCTCCTTAGTAATCTTCGAACGTTTACTTTGTAAACGACGCTCAAATTTCTTTGTAGCAAAAGATTTCGGGAAATCCATCCCTTCAGGTTCTACGACACCTGCAAACGCAAAGTTTGTGTTTTGTTTTTGTGTGTTAGTAACAAAATCTTGAAACCAAAATCTTTTACAATCTTGGGACCTAGATTGTCAATCTAGGGGAATTATACAATTTAGTGATACGGATGCAAGGACATCCTATTTTTCAGGTTCCATAAAGGTGCTGCATCGACTTTTGTCCGGAAACGCAAGTATACAGTCAGGAAGGCATCAGTCTCTCCTCCCCTTGTCTTAGTCTCGGTGTCATCCACCCGGCGCTAAGATACCGGATCATAATTG